GACCAACGACTTTCCTTTGTAATGATCTTATTGAAACACTGAAATTCTTTATAGTCCAGAATCCTTGAATGTGCATAAAGTTTCAAATGATCGATTGAATAGTTAGCTGCATTAGCATTGAGTATGCCCGTTATTGAAAGCACTGCCGTTATGGCATAAACCTTGCCCATTAGATCGATTCGCCCTCGCGCGCTCACCGCCTCAGCGGCGCGCTTCAAGCGATTAGATCGTACCGCGACTGTCAAGTAAATGAATAACTTACGCGTGACGTTGGGCGTGTCCCACAACCTTTTTACACCTGTGCATAACTTCTGTGGATAACTTTTCATTTGGTCACCTGTTCAAATACGTGTTTTCCAAGCGCAGGAAGTACGCAATTACGTAACACCTGGCGTTTGTTTGGCAGTTTGTAGCCGTCTAAGTTATAGCCGTGCAATGCCGACAATTGTGGAATCTGTGCAGCTCGCAAATTGTCCTTTTCAATGTCGGCTTGTGGAATGTCGAAATTAGCCCAGAAGTAATGACGTTGAAGGTCAGCGGTAGGCGGTATGAATGGCGGATAGTACGGCTTGACGTTTTCCACGACCCATTTGCCTGCAAAGTTGTATTGAAGAAACACAATTTCTTGCCATAGTTTTGCGTCCAGGTAGATCGGTTTTACGCCACGATAACGAACGCCAATGTTTTGCCTGAAGCTGCTATGTGACTGGCACGGCGGTGAAGTCCAGATGAAGTCAAATTCATGCGCATGGTCAAGCAGGTATTGATGTGCGTCGTCGACAATGACCGTGTCATTGGGAAAGTGATCTGCGTACACCTTCGCAATGTCTGCGTCGTACTCAACTGCCGTAATTTTGTGTTCGTCGCCCCATAACTTGCGATTCCCACCGATTCCAGCATAAAGGTTCAGAATCTTCACTGGTGACCCCAGCCTTCACCTTTGAAGGAAATGCCGAAAGTTGAGTATCTGCGACTCATGTTTGCCCCGCAGCAGATTGGTTGGTTTTCGTCATGGATTGACTTATCCACTTCAACACGGATTTTGCACACCGTGCATTCAAACTCATAGATTGGCATTTGAATTCCCTATCTGTGCAACCCCCATGACTTCGCACTTCGTGCATTGGATTACTTCTACACCTTCGGGAAGGTTGTCCGTTATTTTGTGAATCAGTTGCACCGTGATCTTCTTGCATTTCCTGCATTCAAATTGCACTTTGTCCATAATTGGATTTCCTTAAATTCTCAATTGGTTGAAGATTGATTTGAGTGACCCACCAATTTGGTTGCTTACTGTGTCGATACTTCGGGCGTTGTGCCATTGCGATTGGAATCCACCCTGCAATGAAGTAATGGGGCGATTGACCAGTTACCAGCACGGCAATGTCAGTTGGTCGATCGTATTCGTGAATTATTAGCTGCCCTGTGACGTACTTAGTCCACCGCACTTCGATCGCATTGCCCACGTCGGCTTTGGTTTTGAATTTGTTTTCATACGGATTGAATGGAAGATCAAAGTATTTGGCAACAACCCATTCGCTGCCAATTGCTTCAGCCGATTCAACCAGGTATTCAAACGTTCCCAATTCCTTTTGGTGACGTTGTGGGTTGTCCATGAATTTGCGATTGTCCACCTGCAATTTAACTGCTGCAAGCATGCAAACGGTTTCTTCTTCGCGGGTCAATGTCATTTTCAACGGCAGTCACCGCACAACCAGGCAAGTTTTTCGCCTGCCTGTCCGATTTTGTAACCAAATGGGTCAAGTTTCAACAACTTTGCACACCCGTCGCATTGCTCGACTTTGTATTCGGCGATCACTTCACCGTTTTGCAGCAGTCTTGCCGTCATGCTTTGTGGGTAAATGATTTCCACTAAGTCGCTCATACCTGGGGCTTCCATTTTCCGTCGCTTGCTAAGACATACCAGGCAGGCGCGCATTGCGTTGCCTTTGTGCGTTCAGTGCAGAAATACCCGCCCCAATTCTTTGGTGCGCCTTCGTGGGCTTGCTTCCAAATGCGGTGACCGTGACTGCACTGCGGTGCTTCTTCGACTAATTGCCCGCCCAGGGTTTTGGCTATTTCGTCCATTGATGAACCCAATGAAGGAATGCCTGACTGTTCGGCTTCAGCTGCGGTTTTGTAACTAGGCACGTCACCGTGTTTGGTCGTCCAATAGTCGTAATCTTTTTCAGCGTTTGCGATCTTGGCTGGTGTCTGGTCGATTTGTTCCATGACTTCGCGCACCGTACGTTCAGCCCCGCCCATGACCAATTGCTGAACGCGCATGATTGCACTGGTCGTCGTATCTTCCACGAACCAGCGACGCATGTTTGGCTGGTAAGCCCCAACGTAGCCGTAGGCATAATCAATGCCCGCTGGTTGTTCGTCGGCTTGCTTACGAAAGGCTTTGGCTTCAACTAAAACATAACCTTTTTCCGCACTAAATTCGACAATGCGGGTTTCAATTCGCCCTGTTGGGTATGTTGCCAACCACCGTTCCAGTCTTTCGCGGCTTGCTTCGTAGTTGTCCAGGAATCCCATTAGTTGACCGCCTTATTGCTCAAGTGGCGAACCATTGCCTTACGTCGTGCCATGCCTTCGCGCTTGCCTTCTTTGAAGCCTTTTGCGTATCCCGCAGCGGCTGAAATCACCATAAGAATGACGACAAGCACTAAACGACCCAGCGTTTGCGGGTCAAGTAGATCAAGTACCATTTTGAATTCTCCCGATTCTAGGCGGTAGGACTACCACCTGACATCAGGGTGACGCATGATTGGCGCGCGGTCAAGAACCTTGCGTGTTTGTCGGCGTGTCGATCGGTTTTGGCTTTGATTTCAGTCCATTGCCAGCAAGTACGCCACCCAATGAACCAGTCAAAAAAATTGCCAGGGTTTTCAGTAGATCAATAAAGGCTGCGTCATTTGGTGCTTGCGCGCTGACTGGTTGGGTGACGAAAATCAATGCGTAGGTTATCCCAACCGTTACAACCAAAAACACTGCTGCAAGGGTTGAACCAATAATCAAGATCAGCTGCGCGTGGACTTCTTCGGGTGATTTACGGCGTGCGGGTTTGTTCCGATTCAATTCCAAGTAGGTCGTCAGTGCATGTTCCAGTCGGGAGACATTGCGGTTTTTGGCAATGCGCTTTCCCCCAGTTGTCGAATTCTTGGCATTCATAACGTGTCCACCCCTGATACCCGCAAGCGGACTGGGTTAGTGCAAGTGCCCAAACCAACCCAGCCGCTGCGAATCGACGGTTCACTTCCCCGTAGAACCGAAGGCTTTGTCGTTGGGATTTAACCAGCGCAAAATGACTGGTGCGACTGCTGCCACACCTGCCATTGCAAGGGTCTTAGGGTCTGTCACACCCGCCATGTATAGGGCAAGTGCTGCCGCCATGAATGAACGCGCCCACGACGCTGCTAGGGCTTTGGCTTGTTCCATTTTTTCTCCTTTGTTGGCTTCGTTGCTAACTTTGGCATTTCAACCTTTGGAAATTCTCCCTTGTAGGGCACGAACTTTGGAATACCGAATCCGACAATTTCCTTGCCTTCGCCGTACGACCGAACCTTCACCATTACCATTCCGCCATTGCGTTGGTCGCCTGTCCCGCTGGTGTTGCCTTCGATCGTCAAGCAAGTCTTTGAATCAATAAGTCCCACAACAATTCCAATGTGAGAAATGCGGTCAACACCGTCATGTGGAAAATCCATGAAAGCCAAATAACCTAATTGTGGCATTGATGACCAACGTTGGATTTCCTTGAATTTGTGCGCGCCGACTGCCGTGCCAACGACTGAATGAATCTTGATTCCAGCGGTGTGGCAGCACCAATTGACGAAACTTCCGCACCAGGGCAAACCGTCTGCCTTTGTGAATTTGCCGTATTTGGTCAGGTTGTCGCCTTCTTCGATCGTTCCGACTTCAGCTGCTGCGACTTCGATCAACTTGGCATTTGTGCCTAGTGGATAAGTCATGCCAACAACAATTTCGCTTCGTCGTCAGTTATGCCCAATTTGGCAAGCAATGCAGATTTACCAGCGGCTTTTGTTGCTAAATCATTCGCAATGGCTTCTTTTCGTGCCGCACGATTTGCCACGTCAATTTCATGTTGTTCAAATTCTGCGGCATTCATTTCCCGTACAACGATTTCACCCGTTGAAACGTCATGAATTGTGATTGTTGGTTTTGCCATGTGTTTTCCCCTTACGCCTTTTGGTATCCGAAAACATCAACAAAACCTGTCATGTTTCCAGCCCCAGTGAATAAAGTCATTCCTGTAAATTGAGTTGTGCTGTTTTGCCAACCGCCTGCCCAAGTATTGAAATGATTTGTTGTTGCACCCGACGAATGGCAAACGAAGTTTGTTGGATCTGCCACGTTTGGATTGGCTAATTCGATTGTCGCCCAAAAACTAGGGAAATCTTTATCGCCGCAACCCAAGAACCAGTCGTCAGTTCCATTGTTATTTACATCGGCATTAAGATTTGTGCTACTCCAAGCAAAAACTCGCATGGCTGAATAGTTTGTAGTTGCGTCATTTGTATCACGCAAACGCATAAGCACTTCAGCATTGTCAGCCGTGAATGTATCCGCATAAATCAAAATTTTGTAATGGTCGTATGTGCTATTGAAGCATGAATTGATTGTGACGGTATTTGTTGCGCTGATTGAAGTTCGTGAAATAAATGTCAGACCACTAGCAGCTGCCACCGCAGCCCATTCAACGCCATTGGTCGCGCTTGAATTGGCTTTCAAATAATGTCCATTTGTGCCCACCGCTAAACGTGCTGGTGTATCTGACGACGCACCAACGATCAAATCGCCTTTTGCGTCAATAATCGTGTTTTGAATAGCGTTTGAATCATCTTGGGCAACCCATGTGAAATCCATGTCGGTGTTTGAAGCCTTTGATAACACTTGACCTGTTGTGCCGCCAAGCAAGTCAGCCATTGATGTGGCTACCGCCTGACCAAATGTTTCAAAATCTGCTGGCAAGTCCGTTACAAGGTCACTCGCCGTCGGCATTTGCCACGAAAAGGGGGTTGTGGGATTTGTAATTTGTCTCTCCTTCGTTAAGTGATAATTGTTGCACGTGCCCAGTCAAGCGTTGGCGACACGCCCGACCAAGTAAATGCGTTGGAAATTTCGTCCCAGGATAGCGCCTGCAATGAATAGGCAACGGGCGAAAGATTCAGCGAAACGGAAAGAATGTTGTAACCCGCGCGAAACGTCCAACCCTCGACGAAGCCCTGGAAGATTGAACCCATGTTTGACGGTAGATCATTGATCGCCAATGGCAACCCCATGAAAACGCCAATGAGTGCGTCACGGTCAGCGTTGTCCACTTCAGGATTGGTCAGGTCATAGGAAATCTCTTTGAAAATTGCCTGCGGGTCTTTTCTTAGTGCCAGGTAAAAGTCTGCCTGATCTTCCGCGTCAGTTGCGTTGTGCAAGGTTGTCGTAATAATTTGGGAAAGTGTGCCGTAATTTAAAATTGAAGTCGCGTCGCTGGCGGATTTTTCCGCGCTGCTGGTTGCGCCGTATTTGATTGTCAGATTGTTTCGAACGTCGCCTGCGCGGGTTTCAATGCGCAAACCAGCTGCGCGCGCTTGGTTGGCAGTTATTTGAACGTAACCGTTTGTCTGAAGGTATTGGCTGCGGTGCGTTGCGTCAGCATAGGAAATACGCCCCTGCGCGTCCTCGTAAATGTAACCTAGCCCTGAAGTCGCCAACGCTGAAACCAATGAATACACGTCGGTTCGATTGCTTGAACGTGCCGCTAATTCGTAATCGCCTGGTTGATCGATTTCGCCCAAACCAGTATTTCCAGCCTGCGCCCAAGTTGTTCCCGCGGTGTATGTTGCCCAGGTAAGCGCACCAGGCACTTCAGCCCATGTGCTCAGCAATAAGGCTGAAAGTATCGTGTAAATCTGTGTTCCGTCGAAGTCCTTTGAAAGCACGCCGTTGGTCAAGGCTTTTGGCAAACGCGCCAATGCGCCCAATGCCGTGATCGAATAGGTCTGCGTAAACATGGTCGTGCCTACGTCGCGCACTTCCAAACCAATGTCCACGACGTTACCGCCGAAGATTGGCACAAATGTGTTTGACGTGTTTTTGACTTGAATGGAAATGGTTGAATTGATGTGGACGGGAATTGCAACCTGGTTCACGTCGATCAATTGAATGTTGGTGTAACCAGCCTGCGCCTGCTCATAAATGTTTGTTCGACCACTTTGAATAGTCAGGTTTGCTAAAACCGCGTCAGTGTATTCAATCCCGTCGATTTCAACCTTCCAAACGGGTGACCATTGCGTCATGCTATTTGAAGGCTTCCTGCACCACCCGTGCCCCTGTAATAGGAATCGTTCAAGGTTTCAACAATTGTGCGTGCCGTGCCTTCCTTGTCGAACGCACCAGTAACTGTC